ATGTCAGAACTTTTAAAAAAACAACTATTCGGAGTCGAAATCGAGTTTACAGGTATTTCAAGAGCAACCGCAGCAAAATTGGTTGCAGAAAAATTAAGCTCAACAATCGTAGGACCTGCAAGCGATGCTTACTACACAAGAAAATTGAAAGATTCACAGGGGCGCATATGGAAAGTCATGAGAGATTCATCTATTAGACCGGCAAAAAAATCTGAAGATGAGGATATGGATGAATACAGAGTTGAATTCGTAACTCCACCACTTAATTATGAAGATATTGAATTACTTCAAGCAATCGTCAGAAAATTTAAAGACGCCGGCGCTGTAGTAAATAGTAGCTGTGGAATCCATGTGCACGTTGACGGTGTTAATCATAGTGCAAAAACACTAAGGAGACTTGTTGATTTTATAGTCGCACGTCAGAATCTTATCTACGAAGCACTTAATATCGGAGACAGAAAAAATCGATGGTGCAAGCCACTAAACAAGAAAATACTTGCAGAAATGAAAAAAGCGAAAAATCTTACAAATGAAGATGCAGAGAAAATATGGTACAGCGAAGCAAACGACAATTATTATGGTGGAATCAATCATGGCCATTATAACGAAACTAGATATCACGGAATCAATCTCCATTCATTTTTTTCAAAGGGAACCGTTGAATTCAGATTATTTAACAGCACACTCCATGCTGGAAAGATTAAAGCATACATTCAGTTTTGTCTTGCCCTCTCTGCTTGGGCAATCGAATCCGGAGACAATATCTCATTCAGAAATATCTCAAATTATACTGCAGATAAAAAAGTCACAATAATGAGAAACATTTTAATTAACAGACTTGGGCTTTCAGGGGATGAATTTAAAACCTGCAGACTGCACCTTATGACACCTCTTAAAGAAAATGCCCAGCGAGTAGCTGCTTAATATAGATAGAATATGCTGTGCTATCGGCAATACGGGCAGAAAGGATTAAGAAGTGAGCAAATTATATGTCGCATACGGAAGTAACCTGAACAAAGAACAAATGGCAAGAAGATGCCCTACTGCCAAAATATACGGAACGGGATTTTTAAATAATTGGGAATTGATATATCGGGGTAGCAAGACCGGTGCTTATGCCACCATACGAAGGAAAAAAGGAAGTAAAGTCCCTGTTGCCGTTTGGGAAATCGAAGATATTGACGAACGAAACTTAGATATATATGAGGGATATCCCAAACTTTATTTTAAAAGAAATGTAATGGTTTCGTTGCCTGCTGGATTAAAAAAGGCCATGGTCTACATCATGGAACCTTCGCGATTACCCGGAAATCCAAGTAAGTTTTATATTGATACAATTTATGATGGATATACCGATTTCGGCTTAGATTATCAATATCTTAAAGATTCTTTATATTTGAATAACCAAGAAATGAAACGATTATAAAATCAAAAGAGGGGCTACCCCCTCTTTTTGATTTCTCTGTTTCGTTGCAGCGAAACAGTAACATTTGATTTTCGTGTCCCTTGCCTAGTATGAGTGATTGCTGGGCTTTCATCAGGAATCCTGACTATTAATTCGTCCAGTTCGCAGCCAAGTGCTTCACATATCAAATCCAAATGTTCAAGATTCACTCTTTCTGCAAGCTCGTGGTACAACTCATTAATAGTATTAGCTCTAATGCCTGTTGCTCTTGACAGGTCCGCCTGCGTCAATCTCAATTCACCTAGTTTTTTAGACAGTAAAATCTTTATCATGCGCCATTGCCCCTTCGGTTATAATTTAACACTTATCACAATAGCGCGTATTTTTTTGTTATATTATATCGTATTTCGATATTTGAGCAAAATTGTAAAAATAAGCGTTTCCTTAAAATTTTAGGTTGCGCTTACGAAAACTATTCTGTATAATAAAAATGGGTTGAGGGACAGTTGCCTGTCCCCCGTTGTGTGTGGCTGACTTTTAGTCAGCCTTTCTTTTTGGTTTGTACTTCTCATCACCAGTCTCGATGAAAAGAATAAAATCATTGATATCCTTTTCATCCCATCCTGCGGCTCTTAATCCTAAAATCAATCTTGCAGCTTCACTCATGTTCATGGTATCCATTTTTTCTCCTTTCTCCCTTTCGGGTAATTATAAGGTTTATCTTCCTTACAATTATTATTATAAACCATTTTTGGTTTATTGTCAATGCATTTTTAAACTTTATTTGGTTTATTTTCAATATACTTAATAATATTGCCGGGCTGCATATCAAGCAACTCACATAATTTTTCTAAAGTTTTAATACCAACCATTTCGCCTTTCCGTAGTTTCTGCATTGCTGACTGGCTTAAAATATTTTCTCGCAATATTCGTGTGCTATTGTAACCTGCTTCCAACAGTGATTCAATAACGTTGATTTTATATTGCAGCATATCTCAAACACCCCCTTTTTAACTTAATTTTAATTTAAAGTTACAAGTATGTCAATGTAAAAATAAACTATTTAAGGTTTAATTTTAGACAAACAAAAACATCCGGCATCTGAAATGATATTAAATCATCAGAAACCGGATGTTTTTTAGCATTTTACGATTTTAATTTATTATAATCACTGCACATATTTTGAATGAACATATTGATTGTTTCCAACTTTATACCAAGCGCCGCTTTTGCCGATTACGGTGAGCTTAGTGCCTTTTGGAACCGCCTTAACAATCTTATATTTTGTTCCCGGGCCACTACGAATATTAAGACCAATATCCGGTGTGACGGTGACTGTGAATTTTTTAAAACTCGAATTCGTTCCGGCGCTGCCTTTTTTGATATAATCGCTGTGTACCCATCTGTCAGCACCAATCTGATACCAATCACCCTTCTGACCGACCACCTCAACTTTAGTGCCTTTCGAAAGGGCGCCTACGATTGAGTAATTCGTTCCAGCGCCGCTACGGACATTCAGGCCAATGCTCGGTATGACAGTGCCGCTAAATTTTTTAAATGCCGGAGTTGACGGTGCTGATTTGGCAATCCAGTCCTTATGTACCCATCTATTGGTACCGATGCGCGCCCAATCACCGCACTCTGCGTACACTGTGACCTTAGTCCCCTTTTTCAAGCAATCGACGATTCCGTATTGTGTGCCGGCACCAGTACGCACATTAAGGCCAATATCCGGAGTGACATAGGCTGCATAGTCCTTGACATCTTCCACCGGATTATTCGGCTTTGACGGTGGCACTGAGCCATCAACAGTGACAACCCAATAGCATTTCATGTCGTAGACAAAATCTTCCCACCTTGCTTTGAGACGGTTCGCCGCAGTCGATGCCGGGTCGTTAATGTAAACATATCCATCTTTATATCCGTAAACCAAAATAAAGTGGCCTGAGCGTGTCCATCTTCCCGGTCCCGGATTTGCAATTACCCAGTTGCCTGCTTTCAAAGCTTTTTTGATAATTTCATGATTTTCGTGGCCGCGATTGTGGTATGTCCACTCGTCGAGATATTCACATTCAATTCCATACGCTTTTAAATAGGCCACAAAATAAGAATTGGCGGTACCGCCGACAACACGGTACCCGTGCGACTTTGCCCATGCACAAGCATCCACCGGCGTCACATTGCTGTCTTTGAGCGAAGCTACAACCATCGCTGTGCATGTCGGACCGCATCCAGCAATCTTAATCGTGTCGTTTGCGTTTCCCGGGCAATTATACATTACATTCGCCCAACGACTATCATACTGCTTATAATCTACAGGTTTTCTCATATTACCAGGTTTTCTCATATTACCATTCCTTCCATTTTTATATAAAAAGAGGACGGTCGCCCGCCCTCTGAATTACTTAATCTTATTTGATTTATTATACTTTGTTCTGCGCCACATCTCCGACACCTTTTCCCATCCGCCGGTGGCGACTAGATAAACAATAAATGCTATAATCACAGCGCCAACAAGGTAATACCACAGTAATGGGATTTTTAAATATATGCACAGGATAATCACAGCCAACGGACACAAGACAAGCGACACAATCAGCGCCACAACGTTCGTCTGCACATTTTTAAGTCCCGGCATCTCCTTGATGACTTGCGTCACAGCGCTGACTAAAAATGCCAGTACGCCAGTTGCGATTAAAATGTATGTAATATACTGCATTAATAATTCTATGTTCATGTTATCCTCCTATCTGATGCCTACGCATCCATGTCATGTGCCTGTTTATTGAGATATTTCTCTATTTTATTAATCGCTTCGGTTACAGGACCGTTGCAGCCCTGTTCCTTTAAGCCTTTCAGGCAGGCTAAAAGGCCATACAT